CAAAACCTTTGCCTTTTTCTTCTTTAGGCTTCATTGTGTTTTTTGTTCCCATAATTAATTTAGTATTTGTTAAACTTAAAGTAAAAGTAAACATGATTGTTTACATAATCTAATTAAAAGATGAAGTTTTTATTAACTTACTGAAAATGAATTGAATAGTTTACTTAGCTAATAAGAACCCTATAATAAATCCGCCACCTAAAGCAAAAGGTATTCCAAATTTTGAAAGGTTTACGCTTAGTTTCAACTTTTTTTGTGTTGTACTGAGTGTTTTAGTAACTTCTGATAGTCTTTTGTTGTTCTCGGTAATGATATTATCATTTACTTTTAATACGTCTTTAAAATTAAGGATTTGTAGTTGTTGGTTCTGTGCAATAGAATCACAGATTTGCCCTTTCTTTATTGAAGCCGTAATTTTTCTTACTTGCTTATAAGTAAAACACTTTATAGAATCATTTGAAGAAGTCTGTGTAAAAGCTGTCAAGCTGATTAATAGAGTAGTCGTTAGTAATGCTATCAATTTTAGTTCTTTCATCTTTTAAAGTGTTTATCTTAGTTTCTAAACTGTTGTTAACTTGTATTAATTCAATCTTATCATTAGTCAGCTCGTTTATCTTTATACGATATAATACTTCTTCTTCACTTACTCCGGGAGAACCAACAAAGAAATTTTGTATGAATATAACAACAAGTAGTCCGACAATGATATAAGGTAGTTTATCCTTCATAGTGTAAAGATAAGTTTTTATTTAAAATAATACTGTTATAATTTTGTAGGTGGTTATAATTTTGTATATTTGCCTAACGGTTACTGTATGTTGCCGTTATTTTGAAGAATGAAAAATTATGCAATATAACAGAGTGTTATAAATAGTTATTAATTAATAAAATATAAATTATGGAAGATATTAAAACAATAATATTAAGAAAGTGTGAAAGTACAGAATTTGGATGTGTACAATGCACAACTGATGAAACAGAATTACTTATAGAAGATTTGAACGGGTTAGTTGATGCAGTTGATGAAGCTGTTAAAGAAAGGGTAGAAGCTAAACTGAAAGAGCTTGAACATCATAAAAATTGTACATCAGGTTTATATGCTATTGATTTTGACCCAAAAGAGCTAATTAACAGATTTATAAATAGCCAAAGTGATGCTTGTAATTTGGAAGAAGAAGAGGCTGGTAAGTTACATAATGATTGGGCTAAGTGGATAGATAATAAAAATATTGGAGAAAGCCCCTTTATTAAAATTGACTAATAGTTAATTATTTATAACACCAAACTATGTTGCGTTTAAATGCAATATAGTGGCTGTTGTAAAACGTATGACGGAATAAGGAACGAAATGAGTAATATGTTAAGCAGAAATAGTAAAACAAACTAAATAGATATTATGAAAGAACAAAAAGAATTTACTGAATTATACTTTAATCATCATACACAGATTATAGTTAAAAAGAAAAGGACAGAAGTACAGGTAAGGCTTGAAAGTAATCCTCATCAATTCCTAAGTTTTATGGAAATAGATAACGGCAAAGAAATGGGAATGATTAATATTAATCGAAATGAAATATTATATTTCAGAGAATATGATTTTAATTTTTAACCACTTATAACCAATAGCAATTAATAATAGAATACCGAACTCTATTTAATGAGTTGATGAAAACAATAAATAAATAATACTAACGTTTAAAAATTAGAAACTATGAAATATATTGAGAAAGTTTATAAAGTAATGGGTGAAGAAAAAGGAATGAGAGGCGGTTTTGATATTCATGTTTTAGCAATATCATTTGAGGAGGCATTAAAAAAGACAAGAGAGGCTTCGGCTAATGATGTAATAATACATAGTATAGAAAAAACATTCATAAAAATAATACTATGACTACGTTTTATATAATAAAGTAAAAGATTTAATATAATTATTTAATACCGAAACTTTAAAAAACTAAAACAATGGATTATGAATAATGTAGATGAGATAAAAAGAGAATTAACAGAATTATATAATGTTAATTTATCAACTGTTTATAGAGCAATTCATAAAGGAGAAGAACTTGAAATAAATACCATTTAAAAAAGGAGACAAGAAGCAATGAGTAAAAACATACCATACACAACCATAAAAGAAATGGAAGTTTATATTATTAAGAAAGCTATAAGCAAATACACTACCAGAAAAACGGCGGCAAAGTTTTTAGGTATAACAGAGAAAACATTATATAACAAGATTAATCAATACGATTTAAAATGAAAAGAATAAGCGTAAATATTGCAACTATTCCCGAAAGAGAGAATGAGTTAATAAAAACAATAGATAGTTTAATTGAGCAAGTTGATGAAGTGAATCTATTTCTAAATAATTATAAACATAATCCTTACCCTCACACTAAAGTAAAAGTTAAATATTCTGATAATAAACTAGGAGATGCTGGAAAGTTTTACTTTTTATCTAAATTTGATGGGTACTACTTTACCGCAGACGATGATTTAATTTATCCTAAAACATACATTCAGGACACAATAAAAGAAATAGAAAAATATAAGGTTGTTAGTTATCATGGTAAAAGTTTTAACAGCTTCCCTATAGATAGTTATTATAAAACACCATCATTAGTTAGATGCAGATGTTTAGATGAACACAGATATACTGAGCCTATTCAGATTGCAGGAACTGGAGTAATGGCTTTTGATACTGAATTTTTCAAGCCTCCATTTAGCATATTTAAAAAAAGTAATATGGCTGATATTTGGATAGGGTGTTATGCTAAAGAAAATAATATTAAAATATGGTGCTTAAAACATACTGCTACATACATAAAATACCAACAAGTTCCTCACACAATTTGGGAGCAGAAAGTTTATAATTGTGATTTTGAAACAAAAATGGTAAATGATTGCTTTAGTTAGATTATTTTATATATTTTTGTAGTTACTGTATTAAGTAATATAGCACTATAAAATGAGAATACCCTATACCAACATTGAATTAGGCGTTAAATCCATATCAGATGGACTTGAAAAAAGAAATGACGACAAAGATTGGTTAACTTCTGGTTGGCAAAGTCTAACAGGAAAAACAAACAGCGGTGTTTCCATAAATAAAAAAACAGCATTAACATTAAGTGGAGTATATAACGCAGTACAAGTGTACGCAGATTCGATTAGCTCGCTTCCAATTTCAATTATAACAGAAAGTAAAGGTCAAAGAATTAAGGATAAAGACCATCCTGTATATCCATTATTAGCAAGAGAGCCAAATAGCTTAATGACTTCTTTTGTTTATAGACAAATCATAGTTCCTGAAATATTATTATGGGGTAACTCTTATTCTATTATTGAATTTCAAAGAGGGACAATGCGACCTATAGCAATATTACCAGTTCATCCTAGTTTAGTAGAAGTAGAAATAAGAAAAGACGGTTTATTGTGGTACACATTCAAATTAGAAAGCGGAAAAATAGTATTAGACCAATCTAATGTATTGCATTTTAGAGGTATGGGAACTAATGTAATGGGTAAAAGCGTTATTGATTGTGCAAGAGAGAATTTAGGACTAGTAGCAGCAGCAGAAGAGTTTGGTATTAGGTTTTTTGGTAATGGTGCTTCTATGACTGGAGTATTAGAGAGTGATAAAAGTTACTCAGAAAAAGCATACGCTAATATTACTAATTCATTTGATAGTAAGTATGGAGGTTTAGCCAACTCACACAAGCCATTAATATTAGAAGAGGGTTTAAAGTATAAACAAATATCTATACCACCAGATTCGGCACAATTTTTAGAGACTAGAAGATTTAGTATAGAAGATATTGCAAGATGGTTTAATTTACCACCTCACAAACTAAAAGATTTAACGAGAGCAACATTTAGCAATATAGAGGAACAAGATTTAAACTTTGTTAAAGAGAGTATTTTGCCAAAGGTTATTAATATAGAACAAGAGTTAGATAGAAAACTATTAAGAGAGTCTGAAAAGGGCAATACATTCTTTAAGATGAATTTAGACGGACTATTAAGGGGTGATATTAAAACTAGAACAGAAGCATATAAAAATCTTATGGTAGTTGGGGCAATTTCTCCTAACGAAATAAGAGCTAAAGAAGAAATGAATAGCTATGAAGGGGGAGATAGTAAATTTATGCAATTAAACGCATCCCCAATAAATAAAGAAGGAACGAACCAAAAAGAAGAGGTAATTGTAGAGAAAGAAGTTGAAGAACAAACAGAAGAAAAATTAACATAATATGAAAAAGATAGAATTAGGTGTTCAACATAGAGCATTACATATAGAAAGCGGTAAAATAGACTCAGAACAAAGAACTGTAGAATTAAGTTTTAGTTCAGAAGAGCCAGTAGAAAGGTATTTTGGTACTGAGATATTAGACCATTCACCAAGTAGCGTAGATTTATCTAGGCTTAATAATAAAGCAGCGGTATTAATTGACCATACTGGCGACCAAGTTGGTGTTGTTTTAGGTGCTAAGATAGAAGATGGCAGAGGGGTAGCTAAGATAAAAATTTCTAGGAGTCAAATAGGACAGGATTTAATGCAAGATATTGAGGACGGAATAAGAACAAATATTTCTTTTGGGTATCAATTATTGGATTTAACTAGAGATGAAGAAGCAGAAGAGCCTACTTATAGAAGTATGAAATGGATGCCTTTCGAGATTAGCATAGTTGGAGTACCAGCAGATGCTACTATAGGAATAGGACGTTCTAAGGAAACAGTAAACGAGTTAGAGGTAGAAGATAGCTTTAGAAATATTAAAGAAGATTCTACTGAAAGTATTACTTTAGATGGAGACGCTAAAGAGATTGAAAATGAAGAAGTTAAAAAATTCTGTAATATTCAAGAAAAAATATTAACTTTGTCTAAAGTGAGTAAACATTAAATCACGAGGTGAAGATGCCTTGTACTAATTTTTAATATAAACAACGAGGTAAAGAAGCCTTGTACAAAAACAAAAAAATGGAATATAACATTAAGGCTGACTTGGAAAAGGCGGCAAAATTTGCAGAAGATGCTAGAGCATTAGTTGACGTTGCAAAGTCTGAGGATAGAGATTTAACTACTGAAGAAGATACGCAATTTGATACATTGATGGAATCACATCAAAAAGCAGAAAACGCAGCTAATCAAAAATCAAAATTGAATGATACTTTTTCTTCTAAGAAAGAAGACATTGAGAAGTTAGCAGAAGAAACTGGAAAATCAGTTGGTAAGATTGAGGAAGAAAAAGAAATGAGTAAGAGATGTTTAAAATCTTTTTTACTTAGAGGTTTTCAGGGTTTAACAAATGATGAAAAAGAGTTTGTAACTAGAGCACAATCTACTACAACTAATTCAGAAGGTGGATTTACAGTTGATACTCTTATGAGTTCTGCTATTATTCAGTCAATGAAAGAGATGGGTGGAATGAGAGAAGTTGCTAATGTAATTAATACAGCACAAGGTGGACAAATGAACTTTCCAACTAACAATGATACTACAAAGGTAGGTCGATGGTTAGCTGAAAAAGCTGCTGCTACTAATACAGATACAGTATTCGGAACTGCTGCATTAAATTCTTGGACTGCATCATCTGATTACATCCCAGTATCAGCACAATTAATTCAAGATAGTGCATATGATATTGAAGCGTATATTGTTAATGTTTTAGCAATGAGATTAGGGCGTTTATCTAATGCTGGTTATACAACAGGAACTGGTTCAAGTCAACCAACAGGAATAACTACTACTTCTTTAGTAGGAAAAGCTGCTGCTGCAATTACTGCAACAACTTTCTTAGAGTTATTAGATTTGAAGCACTCAGTTGATAGAGCTTACAGAAGTAATGGAACATGGATGTTTAATGATAACACTTTGTTAGCTCTTAAAAAAGTAGCTATAGTAAGTGCTAATCAGTCTTTATGGCAACCGGGAGTAGTAGCTGGAGCCCCTTCTACAATAGATGGACAAGCGTACACAGTTAACAACGATATGCCAGATATGGCTGCTGGAACTCATGCAATCTGTTATGGTGATTTTGACAAGTATCAAATTAGAGATACTGCTGGGATTAATATCAGACGTTCTGAGCACGTTGCTTTCTTAAACAATGAAGTAACTTTCTTAGGAGAGTTAAGAACAGACGGGAAATTACTAGATACATCTGCTGTAAAGCACATGAGAATGTCTAACACGTAATCAATAGTTAATTAATAATAAGGAAAGCCACCGCTAATTGTGGTGGCTTTCTTGTTTTAAATAGAATATTATGAAAGTTGAATTTATACAAACATTAGGCGGTAAAGATTATGTTTATGCTGCTGGAGAAGTACATGATTTACCAAAAGTACAAGCTGAAAGGTTAATTGACCATGAAATTTGCAAAGAAGTAAAAGAGGTTAAGAAAGTAGAAGCTAAACTTGGTTTCGTTCAAATCCCTAGCGGAGAAATACTTATTAAAGATAAAGAAATAAAGAAGGTTTTAGCTAAAAAACCAGCTACTAAAAAGAAAAAATAAATGAGTTATCAAATCACAGTACAACCAGCAGTTGAGCCTATTACTTTAGCGGAGGCTAGAGAACAGCTTAGAAATGATGGGGAGACTTTTGATGATGCTTATATTAACACTCTAATAACTACTGCAAGGAAGTTTTGCGAGGATTATTGTAATAGAGGTTTTATAACTCAAACTTGGAGAGAGAATTTAAGTTTTTTCACTGAGCCTGTTTGCCTTTCAATGAATCCTGTAGCAAGTGTAATAAGTATCAAGTATTACGATACGGTAGAAGTACAACAAACTTTAGCAGGGGCTAATTACCAAGTTGATATATTAAGCGATAATGCTAAGATTTACGAGGGCGTAACTTTAGGTTTTCCAAATGTATCACAAAACACTATTAATCCAATAGAGATTATATATGTAGTTGGATATGGTTTAGCGGTTGATGTGCCTTTAGACATTAAACACGCTATTAAAATGATGGTTTCTTTTTTGTATGAGAATAGAGAGGGAGTAAATGTACCTTTATTTAGTATGGGAACATCTACACCATTGCCTGAAGCTGTTAAGCATTTGTTATCATCTTATAGATTACGTCACTTTGGATAAAAAGATACTAATATTACTTCCTATTTGGGGTAGAAAAAATATAACTAGAGTTTGTTTAGATTCTTTAAAGGAATTACAAAAGAGTTATAATATAGAAGTTCTTTGTGTAGTGAGTGAGGTTTGGGCTAAGATAGATGCTTTTGAAAGAGGCTTTAAGTACGTTCAAGTGTCTAACGATGATTTAGGTGTTAAAATGAATACAGGCGTTAAGGAGTCTTTAAAATACGATTATGATTATCTAATGAATTTAGGTAGTGATGATATTATAAATGAGAGATTGTTCGATGTATATAAAGATAGTTTTGATAAAGGACTAGAAATGTTTGGAATAACTAAAGCGACCTTTATAGATATTGAAAGTAAAAGAGTAAAAGACTGTGATTATAAAGCGATGATTGGGGCAGGTAGATGTATTGCAAAAAGTAGAATATTAAAGGATGTAATTGTAGATGGCGAATCTATAATGTACGACAAAGGAATTAAAAGAGGTTTAGATTTTAACTCAATGTTTAAGTTTAAATGCTCAATGTCAGAATTAGCAACAGAAGGTTGTTTGATTTGGGATATTAAAAGCGATGAAAATATATGGGTTTACGATAATATAGGAGGCACAGATATAGGATTTGACGAGGCAGTTAAAGAAATGAAAACTAAAGACATAGATGCTATTTTAGAATTATGAGGGCTGGAAAACTAGATAGACGAATTTTAATACAATTAGTAACTTATACAAAGGCTGCTAATAAAGATAGGATTCCTGTATGGTCAACTCATAAATCTGTTTGGGCTATGTTTATACAGTCAGGAGGAAAAGAAGATGATTCTGATAGTAATCGTTCAACAGTAAGAATGATTAAATTTAGAGTAAGATGGGACACTACCATATTAAATGATATGCGTATTATATTTAAGTCTCAATATTACAAGATAGAAGATATTAAAGAATTAGGGAGAGAGGATGGGATGGAAATTACTACTTCACTTTTAACACAAACGTAATGGCAAGTGATGGTTTACAAATAAAATTAAATGGTGCTGCTGGATTAGATAGGGCATTAATTAAATTAGGTACATCTTCGGGGGTAAGGGTAATAAATCAGTCATTAACGAAAGCAGCAGCAGTAGTAAGAAAGCAAGTTAAAGCGGCTACTCCTGTAGCAGAAAAAGACACAAAAGGGTTTAGTTTAGACTCTCGAAATACAACTAGGGGGCAATTAAAAAGGTCTGTAAAGAGTGGGTTAAGAAGAAAATCTAATCCTAATCCTAATGTTTTTGTAGCTGGGGTATGGTTTCAAGATTCAAAAGGAGGAGCTAAACAAAGTGCGGATGGGTTTTATGCTCAATGGGTAATAAACAGGCATAGCCAAAATGCGTTTGGGTATGCTGGGGGAGATAGCTTTTTGAGTAAAGCAGTTAGAAAGGCGAAAGGTTCTTTTAATAGTATTATGACAGAACAATTAGGATTAAAAATAACAATAGAAGGACAGAAAGAGATAAATAAATTAGGATGATTAGCAACGTAATAGGAGAATTATTAGAGACAGATACAGATGTGGGGGCTATAGTATCGGATAGAATATATCCAGCTTTAGCTATTGACTCAACAGAACCAGTAGATGCTCCTTATATTGTGTTTGAGGTAGAATCTTCTCAGCCTACAGACCAAAAAGATGGAAAGAGTTGTTTAGATGTTGTTCCTTTTACTATAGAGATATACGCAGAGAATTTAACCCAATTAAATGATTTAGGATTAAAGGTTAGAAATGTTTTAGACAGACACTCAGGAACTACAAATGGAGTAGAGGTGCAATCAATACAATTTACTGCTGAAAACTGGGATTATTCAGACGGTAAAAGTAGAATATATTTAAAGATGCAACAGTACTCAGCTAGAGAGATTACATCTTATAGTACACTTGCAAGGGTAACAGATTTAGCAGGAACAAATAGCGGAGCAAATCAGATAGATTTAACATGGTCAGACATTGCTCCAACCGCTATAGGATACGAAGTGTGGAGGAGTATTGATACTTTAAATTTTACTTTAGTATCCACTACAGCAGCAAACGCAACAACGTATTCTAATACAGGATTAACAACACAAATAGCATATATATACAGAATTAGACCAACAGACGGAACAAATGGTGGTCAATGGAGTAATTTAATTGCAGTAGCAACAGCATAAACTTTAAAACTTAGAAAAAATGGAAATAGTATTATTAAAAAAGCATAAGCTCAACAATAAAGAGTTGCCAAAAGGAACAGCTTTAGGTGTTACTCAGTCTTTAGGATTAGAATTAGTAAAAAAAGGAATAGCCCAAGATATTACAAAAGAGTACAATCAAGAGCTGCAAATAGCTAGAGATAAAAACAACTCAGATATTGAAAAAATAATTGAGGCGGTTAAAGAAGAGGATAAAAAAGAGGATGTAAAGTCCATAGCTAAAAAAGTCAGGAATAAATTAGATAAAGACAAATAATTAAATTAATTTTACGTATTAACAATTAGGTAAAGAAGCCTAATACAAAATAAAAAAAATGTCAGTAAAAAACGGAACAACCATAGGTATATATGTAGGAGGAACTAAAATAGCAGGTTCTACTTCAGCAAGTGTATCAACATCACATTCAACTAGAGATATTTCAAGTAAAGATTCAGCAGGATGGGCGGAATCACTAGAAGGTCAAAGAAGTTGGTCTGTAGATGGAGAATTATTCTTTGATTTAGCAGCAGCATACGGATATACAGATTTATTCGCTTTGATTAAATCAAGAGCTACAGTAACTTTAAGATGGTCTAGTGAAACTTCATCAGAAGAATATCACGAAGGAACAGCAATATTAACAGAATTAAGTGCAGATGCTCCAGTAGAAGAATCTAGTACAGCTTCATTCTCTTTTGTTGGTACAGCAGGATTAAACTTAAAAGCACTTACATAGTATTATGAAGATAGGAGATAAAGAATTTACACCCGAATACAATAATAGAACATTGTACCAATTAGAAGAAAAGTTTGGCGATATGCCTATTCATGTTATTTTAGACTCAGTTACTGATTTTACTTTAAAACAAATGGGATGGCTTATTTACTTCGGTATAAAGGAGAAAATTAGCGAAGAGGCTTTTGTAGATTTAATTAATCCATCTCAATATGTTGCTTGTGCAATAGAGTGTGGAGCTGCAATAGCAACTTCATTCGGAATAAAGACTGAAAAAAAAAAGAAGGATTAGCAGCACAATCTTCAAATGAAGATAATTTGTGGGATTGGGATGTGGTCCAAGAAGTAGTTTATAGTACAGGATTAATGAGACCCAAAGATTTTTGGGAATCACAACCTAAAGACATAATATTAATGATTAAAGGTTTCAGGGTGCAACGTGAATACAGAGAGCGTGAACATCTTGAAACTTTGCGTTTAATAAGGTATGTTGGTCATACAGTTTTAATGATGACACCTATGAGAAAGGGAGCGATTAAGCCTAAACTATACAATTACTATCCTTTACCATACGACAAGAAAAAAGAAGATATAACGCCATTAGAAAGGGCTGAATTTTTCAATCAAAGACAAAGGTATATTTCTAATGGTAAAATGAGGGGTTGGATGGATAAACAAAGCAGATTGTTTAACGAGGAAGATAAGCAAATAGGAAATATAGTAGATAATGAATTAGTATATCTAAATTAAAATGTCAAGTAAAGGTTCTATATGGGTAAGTTTAGGTTTAAGAACTGCTAATTTTAGTAAGGGCTTAAAAGGTGCTAGAGGTCAATTAACAGGATTCCAAAAGGGGATGGCTGGACTTAAAGGAATGTTTAATCCTTTTACTATTGGATTAGCAGCGGTTGCTGGTTTTGGTGCTGCAATGACAGACGCATTTCAAACTGTTAAAGGATTTGAAAAGGCAGGAAGTGATTTAGAGGCAGTATTAGGAGAACAAGGAACAGCAGGAGCATTAAAAAACCTATCAGACCAAGCAAAAGAATTAGGAGCATCCACTGCGTTTACAGCAACAGAAGTTCGGGGCTTGCAAAAAGAATTTGCAAAATTAGGCTTCAATCCAGACCAGATAGAGAATATGACAGAGGCAACTCTGAATCTTGCAGCAGCAGCAGGAGTAGAATTATCTGAAGCAGCAAGTAATGCAGGTTCTATTATAAATGCCTTTGGATTAAATAGTCAAGATGCTACCCACGTAACAGATGTAATGGCTATGTCATTTTCTAAGTCTGCATTAGACATGGAGAAGTTCTCAGAGACTATGAAGAACGCCTCCCCAATTGCTAGAGCTACAGGAGTAAGTTTAGAACAAGCAACAGCAGCAGCAGGAAAATTAGCAGATGCAAATATCACAGGGTCAAAAGCAGGAACAGATTTAAAGACAATATTTAGTGAATTAGTAAAAGACGGAAAACCATTCCAACAATCATTAACAGATATTGCAGGTCGATTAAATGGAGCATCTACAAAAGCTGAAAAATTAGCTATAGCAGAAAAGTTAGTAGGTGAAAGAGCAAAAGGAGCATTATTAGTATTAGCAAATCAAAAAGAAGGATTAGCAGAATTAACGACTGAATTAGAAAACTCAGAGGATGCGGCTAAAGACATGGCTG